ACAGTTGAAAAAAGATTTACACGAATTATTTTATCAGCAGCTAAAGAACAGGGAGTTCAATAATGTATTACGTTGATGCTTTTAAAAGTGATGTTATAATTGATATGAAGACTGGTATGGAAGTACGTGATAGTAGTATTAAGTCTGATGGAAAAAGATATAGATGGTTTGATGAAATGATGGTTTCTTCTTCTGGCCATATTAAAAAAGAAAATGCAATTGCTGAAATAAAAAAGCTTGAAAATAAAGGTTATAGAGTTGAAATGGAGGAGTGTCAATAATGTTAGATTGGAATCAATTCGAAAATGAAGCTAAATACGATGCTGATGGCGAAGTAAGACATGACAATATTACTTATGTTGGTGATGTCGTTGAAACTAAATATGGTCTAAATAAGATTAAAAAGATTGAGTTAATGCCAGAACCGAGACATTACTCTAAGTGTGGAATAAATGTAAATAAAATGTTTACATCTATGCTAAACTATTGTATAATAGATCTAGATAACAACCATTTTGTATATGGAGATGAGGTAAACAATGCCAATAATTGATAGAAAAGAATCAGTTGCAGTCTTACAAGAATGTATGGACTTACAACTTAAAAAATCAAAAGACTATCAAAGTGATAGTTCCAATGTAACACAAGCAATGCATTACCGTAGAGGTGTGGATACAATCCATGATGTTATACTCGGTAAACTTATGCGTGCTACATCACTACTTGAATCTGGTAATGATCCAAACTTCGAATCACTTGAAGATACTTATAAAGATATGATTAATTATGCATCATTTGCAGTATCATACATGCGTGGTAAGATGGATGGTCAAAGTTCTGATAGAGACATGTTTAATAAACCGAAAGTGAAAAAAAATGTTGGATATTAAAACTGAACAAATAAGAAATTTATTTAAGTCTAAACTTTCTGATGAAAAGTTTTCAATAGATAAAACTGGTCAAAAAACCATTGAAGTGATTGGTGCTTCTTTTCTTGCAGATGAACCATCAATATTTGGTACTCCTAGTGATGACTATATTAATCACGAGATTCTTTGGTATCAATCACATAGTTGTAATATCAATGACATCTACTCAGGTGAACGTGAACCACCTAAAGCTTGGCAGTTAAGTGCTAATAAGTACGGTGAAATCAATTCAAATTATGGTTGTCTTATTAGTTCTGATAAATACTACGGTCAGTATGGCATGGCACTTGATGAGTTGCTTTATAATAAAGATAGCCGTCGAGCTTCTATGATATACCAAAGACCATCAATATGGGTGGAGTATGAAGAAGATGGTAAAAACGATTTTATATGTACTAATGCCGTTACTTATTACATTCGCGATGATGAATTACACGCAGTCGTACAAATGCGTTCAAACGATGTCGTGTTCGGATACAAAAATGATTATGCTTGGCAGCTTCATGTTCTAGAAGAACTCGTAAACGATTATAATAGTTGTAAAACTGATACTTACGAAGAAATAAAACCTGGCGATATCATATGGCAAGTTCAAAACTTGCATGTCTATGAGAGGCACTTTCATCTTGTCAAATAAATGGGATAAACGATTTTTAGAAATGGCTCAACTTGTTTCAAGTTGGTCAAAGGATCCATCTCGAAAAGTTGGAACTATTGCTGTAAGAAATAGAACAGTGATTGCTCAAGGTTATAACGGTTTTCCTCGAGGTATTAAGGATGATGAAAGATATAATGATAGAGAAATTAAGTATAAATACGTCGTACATTCAGAAATGAATGCTATATATAATGCAGCACAAAATGGTGTATCATTAGAAGGATCCACTGTTTACACATATGGATTGCCTGTATGCCATGATTGTGCAAAGGGGTTAATACAAGTAGGTGTGAAAAGAGTTGTATCACCTATACATGAAGTACCTGATCATTGGAAACTTTCATGTCGTATGACTAAAGAAATGTTTGAGGAGGCGAATATATTATGGGACTGGATAAAGTATTAGTTGTAGGACATAGTCCTGGTAAAACACCCATAAATAAACGTAAGAATGGGTCACCGACACTGAATAGATTAAACCGTTGGCTCGATGCATGTGATGTAGATCTATACAGCTTCAGCAACATCTATGCACACCACAAGGAGTTATTGAAAATAACAGACATAGATGAAACATATGTTTATAAAATCACTAAAAATTATAATAAAATTATAACATTAGGTAGTTTTGTGTCACAATATTTCACTAAAAGGGGTATAAAACACTTGGCTGCTCCACACCCTTCGCCACGTAATAGAAAGTTTAATGATAAATCATATGAACCTATGGTTATAAGCCAGATAAAGGAGTATTTAAAATGAAAGTAGGAGTCTTATTAGGTAGAGGTGTAGAAGGTGTAGGCTTAACTAAAAATGTAGTTGAGTTTCAAAAGCTTTTTCCTGGTGTAGAAGTATATGCTACTATTGATAAACTATGGCAAAGAATGAACTCTATGGACTTTAAAGTAAATTACTTTAGAGGTACAGATTGGGATGAAGTAAGTAAACCATCAAAGAAATTTCCAGATTTATTAACATGTTCAAAGGTTGTTGAAAGAATCAATCAACTCGATATGTGTATTGTTTGGAGTGTACCATCTAAATCACATCCTGAAGATTGCGTAAGTAACTTTATAAAAATGATAGATGAAATTAAAGTTCGTAAGTCTTTAGTTCAAGTAGACCATAAAATACATTCTATAAATAGAAACGCTGGCTTAGCTGAAATATGCTCTAAGGTGGATGTTTTAATGTGTCATTACATTGAGAATCCATTTGGCAAATGGGTTAAAAAGAACAAAATTAAAACACCAATCACAAATATGGGTGTAGGATTCAATTTTAATAAAGACTATTGGAAACCTATCGAACAACAAGACCCGTACCTTGTAAGATGGGTTGGTCGTACAGCTATGTGGAAAGGTCCAGATGTTATGATCGATTTCCATAACGATCATCTTAAAGCACTTGGATTTAAAACTATATTAGAAGGTTTAGAAGCTTCGATTAATTATCCTGCAGTTCTTTATAAAAATCCAAAGCAGATGACAGGTAGAAGAGAAGTGATAAATTATTTTAGACCAGAAAAAGGTATTGATAATACCGGCAAACACCCTGACTATGGTAGTGAAACTTCTGGACAAGGTGCGTACTTATATGGAGCATACACCCATTCTGAAATGATGGAGCGTATGAGTCTTGGTGGATTTGGATCTGATCTTATGTACTTTAAAGAAGACATATATGGTAATAATGTCGAATATTGTCACACTGATTCATTTGGAGCCGGAGTTATTCCAGTTTTTCATAAACACTTTTGTGATCACGTTATTCATAGAAAGCAAGGCAAGCCAATAAGTCAGTGCATAAATACTGGTACACTTGCTGTAGATGCAACCAATGCTAAAGAAGTTGCAAACAGTATGCTCTTATTAGCTAAAGATAATGTTAAAAGAGATGAATGGAGAAATATGATGTTTGAATTTTGGAAAGAACATTGTGATGCTGAAACAACATATAATGACATCATAAGTAGTACACTAAATTATAATGAAAAGTACAACGTTACTGAAACAAGTTTGGAGGAATTTTTCGTATGAAAATAGCAATTACAGGATCTAGAGGTTTTATTGGAAGTCACCTCAAAACAAGACTTGAAAAAGATGGCCATGAAATAGTTGAATGGGATCTTAAAGATCTTTCGAAATGTATAAAAGATTTTGAACCAGAAGATATTAATTACTGTATTCATCTTGCAGCTTACGCCGATGTAAGAGCGAGTTTAAAGGATCCACAAAAATATTGGGTCAACAATGTAGAAAATACTACAAGAATACAAAATATATGTCATCATAATAATATACCATTACTTTATGCATCATCTTCTTGTATTCATAATTGGTGGTTATCGCCTTACGGTATTAGCAAAAAAGTAAATGAAGAAACTGCGAAGTTTGGTCAGGTAGGATTAAGATTTACTACTGTTTACGGTGATGGTGCAAGGGATTCTATGTTAATTGGAAAATTAGTAAACGGCACTATTAAGTATCTTACCAGACATACTCGAGACTTTGTACATGTAAGTGATGTTGTAGATGCTATCGTTTTACTTATGAGCAAAGACATAAGATCGTTGAAGCCGGCCTATGATATAGGCACTGGAAAAGGTAACGTAGTTGAAGATCTCGGTGTATTAGCCGGATGGCAAGGCATTGAAGTTACTGATGGTGATACATGTGAAGCACAAAATAATACTGCTGATATATCTGCAATGAGAGAATTAGGTTGGGAACCAAAAGTAGACGTACGAGATTACATCGTACAAAAAACAATTCAAATGGCAGGCCAATGAATTATGCAAGCATAGTTCCATTAATAGGCGGTGAAACCATCGCCATGGAACGCGTATTTAAAAAAAGACCGGAGTATATATTAAGTTATGAAGATTTCAAAGCAAACGATACTCACTTGGTGGAGTATTATAAAAGAGAAGTTCCCTACTATCTTTTGGGAAACGATAGGAGTTATGACTTACCTTCTGTCGATGTTATTAATACCGTGTGCCCTTGTGCTGGTTTGTCTAGTCTCAATACTTCAGCATCTTCTGATGCTGCTGCTAACGATTGGATGCTTACCTCTGCTAATTATGTCTTGGGTACACTCAAACCTCAAGTATTCTGGGGTGAAAATGCACCAAGACTCGCTTCAAAAATGGGCGAACCAATTGTCGAAAATCTCAGAGCGATTGGAAGAGAGTTTGGATACACTTTCAGCTTATATAAAACGAAGTCTCTCCTACATGGACTCGGACAAGTAAGAGACAGATCATTTTATTTTTTCTGGAAGGGTGATAAAGTACCTCAGTTTGAATATATAAAAAGGGAACATGAAAAAATTGAGGATACGATACGTTCCGTGAAACGCAGATCAGACGATCCGATGAATGTCCTTACTAACACTAATGTTCCTTCACAAGACCCATACTATCGATATGTCTTAGAAGAAATGCATGGTGGTATAACTCATAAAGAGTTTCAAAATAAAATAAAGAAAAGCTATGATGTTCTACATTATATAGAAGATAATGAACATTCTTATGATGGTGTAGCAAATTGGATGTCTTCACACGGCTATGAAAAACAAGCACAGCGTTGCAAAGTCATGCATGAAAAACTAGCATCTGGCGGAAACATCATGAGAAGAGGTGTATATGTACCAAAGAATTATATTGGTGCTTTTGTAGGCAGTGCACCTACAAAGCTTACACATCCAGATGAAGACAGACATTTAACGATAAGAGAATGTTTAAGTATTATGGGATTACCAGAAGACTTTATATTACAAGGCGGCGTTAAAAATTTAAATCACATTTGCCAAAATGTACCAGTCACAACTGCAAGTGACATGGCAGAACACGTTTTAAAATTTTGTGATGGTAGATTGAATAATCAGTTATGGGATCAAGACTATATGGTACAAGATAATCGAAAGCAATCAATTGTTAGTGAAAATAAACCTTTACAATTAGACGCTTTTATGGTATAATAATACTATTATTTGTAGGAGAAATGAATGTCAATAATGGATAAACTTAAGAAGAACAGTAAAAGTGATTATACATCAATACTTTCTGATTCTAAATTTTTTACTGAAAAAGATATGGTGACAACAGATGTACCAATGATAAACGTTGCATTATCTGGATCAATGGACGGTGGTTTGGCACCTGGGCTTACAGTATTGGCTGGTCCTTCAAAACACTTTAAAACATCATTTGCGTTAATCATGGCAAGTGCATATTTAAAAAAATATGATGATGCTGTATTATTATTCTATGATTCAGAGTTTGGTTCACCGCAAGCATATTTTGAGAACTATGGTATAGATACAAGTAGAGTTCTACATACACCTATTACGAATGTAGAAGAATTAAAATTTGATATTATATCACAACTCGAAGGGTTGGATAGAGATGATAAGGTTATTGTAATAATAGATTCAGTTGGTAACCTTGCCTCTAAAAAAGAGTTAGAAGATGCAATAAACGAAAAATCAGTGGCAGATATGTCTAGAGCAAAAGCACTAAAAGGTTTATTTAGAATGACAACACCATATCTAAATATGAAAAATATACCTTTAATTGCAGTTAACCATACTTATCAAGAGATTGGCTTATTTCCAAAAGCTGTAGTTTCTGGTGGTACTGGTATTTACTACAGTGCTGATAATATCTGGATTCTTGGTCGTCAGCAAGACAAACAAGGTACAGAAATAAAAGGCTATCACTTTGTAATCAACGTGGAGAAGTCAAGATATGTTAAAGAAAAGTCTAAAATTCCTATTTCTGTTAGTTGGGACGGTGGTGTTCAGCATTGGTCTGGCCTGCTCGATGTTGCTATGTCTGGTAATTATGTTTCTAAGCCAAGCGCTGGTTGGTACTGCAGAGTTGATAAATCAACTGGAGAATTGGTGGAACCAAAAGTTCGAGAAAAAGACACATTAAATGAAGAGTTTTGGAAACCAATAATTGAAGAAACAGATTTTAAAAAATATTTAACTAACAAATATTCAATATTAAACTCTGTTAATTTAAGTAAATTGGATGAGCATTAATGGAAGAAAAAGTAGATTATGAAATTATTCCAGATAAAGCTGATGAACAAGCTTGGAATGTAAGAATTTTAACAGGCCCATATACAGAAACAGTGATTAAATATGGGACTGTTAAGTTTAATGAAATACCAAAAAATATGTCATTTAATTTTGATATCGTATCTTCGCCTGATGAAAGTTTAAGTGTAGATGATGTAGACTTACAAGACTTTGTTGGTCTTATGCTTGAAAAGATTATGGCTAAAGGTATAGAAGAAGGTACTGTAATAACAAAAGAGGTAGAAGATGGAAAAGATAACTAAGACAGAAAGATTAGTTTTATTAATGGACGAAATTGCAATTGCAAAAAGTAAATTACAACCACATGATACTGGTCACATTTATACTTCAATAAGCTACTTAGAAAGTAGAGTTGAAGAATTACAAAAAGAAATTGATGAAGGATTAAGAAAAGCTGCCTATGCCAACTAATTTAGAACAAAC